GTATTCACGCATTTGATTGGGTGAAGAAAACACGTCAACGTTACTACAAATCATTTGAAGCAATGTTAGATAAGCTACGTAATCCAGTTGCTAAGCCCACAGCTAAATCAAAAGCGAAAGGTAAAGCTAAAACTAAAGTAGACTTAACTAACAAAGGTAAAGGTATTACTGCTGAACAAGTAATTGCATTAATGATAAATGGATGTGCAAAATTAAATAAGGATAAAGCAGAGCAATACTTAGATAAGCTTGCTGAACAGCTTGAATCATTGCGTAATAACGTGATGTCAGGCAAACCAGTATTGGAATGTGAAGCTTAATGATCTGGTGAGAGCGGGACAATTGTCCCGCTCTCTTTTCTTTATATATTAATTGGAGTATTGAAATGAATAGTGTGAAAGTTTTATACAATGAAATTGAAGTGTCCAATATGCTTAAGGATTTACCAAATGATAAAATTGCATTGCATTGTTTATATGCAGCACATAGATTGAATGATAACGATACCGCATTGAAAGCTTTGCTTAAAGTAGCGGCAGAGCGTATTGAATTTGGTGAACCAGTATGATTATTTTAAAACGTAAAGAAATCATTTGTTCTAATGATAGTAAGCTTGCAAGGATGTTAGGATGGCTACGCATACCCTGTTATGCGGTACGAATTGGAAACGATTACAATTATAGAGCTTACACTTGGAGATGATACAAAGCCCCACTTCGGTGGGGCTTTTTTTGGCTTTGAATTTATGAAGCCAGTTCCTGCTGCCTAAGCCCTTTCCAGCCACGTTCTGTGAGTTGTATATACAAAGCCATAGCTTTGCTACATAAAATCTTGACGTTGTAAAATGAAACCAGTTCCAGCCGCCTTAGCCCAACGGGACACGTGTCCCGCTCATAAAATCTTCACGTTGTAAAATAAAGTCATAGTTTTGTGCAGTTGTGCAGGGTTTTGTGCACATAAACCACATTAAGTGCACAAAATAAAGCTTTGATTTTGCTCAGGAAAAACGGGTTTGTGCACTTGTGCAGCAAAATTGAATAGGACAAAACCTTTTTGAAAAAATCAGGCGGGCGAGGGAAGGCAGCGCGATTTGAAAACTTAAAAAAATTAGAAAAAAGTCCGGTCATACTTTTGCTAAAACTGCTGCACAAGTGCACAAAGCCCTACTCATAAAATCATTACTACTACTATATATAAACTATAAAATAATAATAATAATAATAATCAGTCACTTACGTTTTTTGCCTTTTGCCATTTCGTCAACTTTGAAAAATTTTCCTGTGCAATAAGTAAACCACTTGCTGCACAAACTGCTGCACAAGTGCACAAAACTTTCTAAGTTCGTGCCTTGATATACAGAATCGAGACTTGACAAATAAGTATAGTTATGTTAGTATAATGGTCGTCTTTCTGATGAAAGGCAGACTTTGTAACTTAACCAACGGGACACCTGTCCCGCTCATCACTGGAGTAATTAAAATGAAATTGTTCAACCTTGATGCTAACGCTAAGACTGTGAAAGGTCAGAAGCAAAACTATCTGACTGCTATTCAGTATCTCGCCCCGTTTAATCTGTCAGGTCATCAGGTCTGCCCGATGGCTGAAGCTGCGCAGTGTCACGTGCCTTGCCTTAACACTGCTGGTCGTGGTCGCTTCAATCCTGTACAGCAAGCGCGTATCAATCGCACTCGGTTGTTGTTTGACAATCCTGCTTTGTATTTCGATATGGTCGTGCAGGAACTGAATGCGGCTAAGCGTAAGGCTGAGCGGCTAGGCTTCAAGCTGTGCGTCAGGCTTAACGGTACGTCTGATCTGCGCTGGGAGGATATTAAAACTGGGTTTACTAGCTCTGCGTCATTATCAACATTAAAAGGCGACAATCTGTTCGATTTGTTTCCTGATATACAGTTCTATGACTATACGAAAATCCCAAATCGTAAGGTTTCGCATATCAAGAACTATCACCTGACTTATAGCTATGCGCCAGTAACGCATCAGTATCTGGCTAAAGCTCAGGATAGCTACGGGTTGGCGGTCAATCTAGCTGTGGTCTTTGCAGGTGCATTACCTAAGCACTACTTAGGTCGTGACGTGTATGACGGTGACGAATCAGATCTGCGCTTCCTTGATCCGAAGGGCGTAGTGATTGGGCTGAAGGCAAAAGGTAAAGCCAAGACTCAGCCTAGTGGTTTGGTGGCTGCTTAATCAACAGAGCGGGACACGTGTCCCGCTCATCTATCTGGAGTAATTCAAATGAAACCATTTACGACAACAAAGCACATTGGGCTTAACACATTGCCTAACGGGTTGTGCATCAGTACTGCTGGCTGGCGCAGCGAGGACAGTCACGAGGCGCAAGATATTGAGACCTGTCTGTTCTTTGCTAATGGTAGTAGTGACGTGATCGCGTACTACTCAAACGAGGCTGAGGCTATTGCTGGTCATCACAAAATTCTTATGTCCAAACTGGGAGAGATCAAATGAACAAAGTAATTGAAGACGGTCAAGTCGCTGTATTGGTTTCGTGTAGCTACGGGGCTGGCTGGTCAACGTGGAATCGTGACTATCCTGAACTGCTATTCGATCCTGTGATGGTCAAGATGGTGCGTGACGCTGGCGCATCTGAACGCAGCGGGCGCAGCCACGCTTGGACTAACTTTAAGGCTGACGCTGAAAAGTATCTGCTAGATAAGTATGGCGATGACTATATCTGCACACAAGGTCTGGACGGGCTACATATTGTCTGGGTTAAAGAGGGCACTCAGTTCTTCATTGAAGAGTATGACGGTAGCGAGAACCTCTGCACTATTAATAGTATTAATTGGATCACTGCTTAATTCTTTACGTAATAACTGGAGAACTTTATGGCTTTCTTACTTAATGAAGTTGAGATGCTCGGTACTGACGAGACGTGTCTGTGGTTTGTGCGCGGTATAGATAACAGACTATATCCAACAAAGATTGTGGCTGAAGCTGCTGCGCGTAGGTTTTTTGGCAATGAGGATGAGATCACTCGTTATGGTCGCATCACTTGCAAGACGTTTGACTTAGCTAACTTTGAACTATCACCAGAGGAACGATAATGAGTGCTTACTTATCAAGACTAAAACGTAACAGACGCGACGCCGCTTCCGAGCGCGATGCGATGCTGGCTAGGATTCAGACTATGCGTGAGGTGATGGACAACTACGCCGAGCGTGATCCCGATGGGGCGAAGTTGATATTTGAGATGCTGTCCTATATCGAGTCGGGGCAACTGCCTGATGACTATGCGGACGTGATGAGAGGGCTGCACTAATGGGCGACGTAGTTGATATGGCTGAGGCTAGGCGCAGACGTGATGCACTACGTGAGCTGGAGGCTGAGCGTAAGGCGGCTGAGCTGCGCTATCTCATCGAGATGCAAGCAAAGCTATTGGCAATGGCTGAAGAACTTAAACGTGATCAACAGGAGACTGATGATGAACCCGATTCTACTTAATGTGCCAGCGTCGATGCTGGACGAGTTGATAGCGGCTCTGCCCTACGCTGGGCTGGCTTTGTTCAAGGGCAATGATGACGAGCACTACGTCATCAAGCGCATACCAGAATTTATTCGTATCAAACAGGAGAACTGCAATGGGTTATCGAAGTGATTTGACTATATTGTTCTACGCTGAAGCAAAGCATTTTGACGCGGTGACTGCGTGGGTGGACGAGCATTTGCGCCCCGTCCTACAGCAACATTACTTGAATGAAGACTTTAGACCGACCGAGTTTAATCGACCCGATTTTGCAGGGTATGCGGTACATTTTAATGGTGTTAAGTGGTACGAGTCCTATCCTGAAGTAGATGCAGTTGAGCAGGTGTGGACTGAGTTTGCTAAACAATTTAATTGTTTGAATGAAGATGCTTTGTTGTCGGGCGAGTACATACGTATTGGTGAGGACTATTCTGATGTTGAATACAGAAGTACGTATAACTCGATGGGTTTAATTAAATTAGTAGCAGAATTTTAGAGGTGCAATTATGAGTGATGTTCCAAATGATTGGTGGATTCCACAAGACGAGGACGAGGCGTGGCAGCAACAGCTAATGCAGGACGAGGCGTTCGCTAAGCAACTGAAGCCGCAGCCCGTCACGTCTAAGGATGAGTTCAAAAAGTTGATTCTTGATATCTCTATGTCAAGTATTGACAAAAACGTTAAGTTGTTTTAATATATACATCGTCGTAACAGGGCGGGACAGTTGTCCCGCTCATCTATCTGGAGTAATTCAAATGTCAATTCAATTAGCACAACCCAATAACATTGTGTCACTGCGTTCAAGCGCAGTGTGTGTAGCTGTCGAGGTGATGTCGTGGAATGCGACCACGCAGGACAGCGAAGTGTCAGGCGAGATCACTGCTGCCAAGAAAGCTGACCCTGCTAGTGGTACGTTTCTTAAGCGTCTCTTTGCTGACTGTAAAGAACTGAAGGCTCTGACTAATCATCGTCAGAAAGTGTACGGCTGGTTTAAGCAGAACACATTCCCTTGGTCTGGCTCTACTGGTGTATTGCCTACCATCAGCATCACTAAGTTTATGACTGAGTTCGATGCACTCAAGGCAGAACGTGAGGCGTTGGCTGCTGACTTTGTAGCCAAGTATCCACAACTGATCAGTGACGCTGCGTTCAAGCTGAATGGGATGTTCAACCGCGCTGACTATCCCGAAGTCGGTCACGTTGCTGGCAAGTTTGGTATGCGCTGCTTCATCACTGAAGTACCAGAGGGTGACTTCCGTAATCAGATTGCGCACGACCTAGCTGCTGACTTACATCAGCACTATACCCGTCAGGCTGAGCAGTTCGTTGAGTCTATGCAGAATGACCAGATCAATCGTCTGGTCGAGGTGATGCAACAGATCAGCAAAGCTTGCGAGATCGATAGCTATATCGAGAACAGTGTGCACAAGGTCAAGCGTCGTCGTATCCACGAGGGCACGATACTCAAAGCTCTTGAGTACTGCGACACGTTCAAGACGTTCAACCCATCTGGCTCTGCAAAGCTAGAAGCTATACGTGCAGAACTGGAGACTGTGCTACGTGATAAGCCTGTCGATGCGATTCGTGAGTCTGACACGTTGCGCGTTCAGACGAAGACTGAAGTAGATGACATCCTTAATAAGTTTGGTTTCGGAGGTGTGTGATGAGTTCTATCGCTATGTTGCTTGTGCTTCTTTTAATCATTGTAGTTACTGCTATGTGGGAGGATATGTGATCGAACCTTGGTATGTAGATTGTTTTCGTGAAGCAGTGCCGATAATGGCATTCATCTTTGTTATGTATTTCATCAGTCGTAATCATTAATCTTTAATTTATCTGGAGCAATTCAAAATGGCTAACATCAATACAACTACTGCACTCAATATCAACGAGTGCGCTCGCCTGATCGAGACTGTCGGCACGACCACCACTGTGCTGGTGCTAGGTGAGATGGGTATCGGCAAGACTGCGATCCTTAAGGAACTGACCAAGCGTCTGCCTAAGTATCGCCCTGTCTACATCGACGTGCCTAACACAACTCGCGGTGATCTGTTTGTGCAGATGCCTGATCGTGACACTAAGGCTATTGAGGAATACATCACCAGCTTGATTGACTTCAACGATCCACGTCCTGTGATCCTGATGCTTGACGAGTTACTCAAGGCACTGCGTATGGACAAGCCACTGTTCACTCGCTTGATCCTTGAGCGCACACTGGGCAGTCGTAAGCTACCTGATGGCAGTGTGGTGTTTGCTACATCTAATCAGGTGACTGATGGTGTTAGCGATACTATCGAAGCGCACATCGCCAATCGTTTGTGTATTGTTACTATGAAGAAAGCAACTGTATCTGAATGGTTGGGCTGGGCTGCTGAGAATGGTATCAGTGCTGTGACTCGCGCTTGTGTAGCTATGAACCCACGCATTGGTGCTTCATATACAGATGGCGGTAACAATGAATTGATATTCCATCCTAAGACTAATCCTGTGACGTTCGCATCGTGGCGTTCTATTGCTAATGCTGACAACGTGATCCGTAATCGCGTTGTGCTAGGTGACAACGTAGTCCACGCTGGTGTTGCTGGTCTGTGCGGTGAGCCGTTCGCTCAGTTGATGTCTGCATTCATCAAGCTGGAGAAGGAACTGATTTCTGCTGACAGCGTGTTGGCTGATCCAACTGGCACTGCATTGCCAGAAAAGCCAGCAGCTTTGTGGATGACAATGTTCAATCTATGTGATGCGGTCAAGACGCAAGATGATATGACTGCTGCGTGTGCATACATTGCTCGCACTCAGTCACGTGAACTTGAGTCTGTGTTCTACACAATGGTGCTCAACCGTACTAGCACTGCTGTGATTGCACAACGTAATGACTCAATCAAGAAGTGGATGATTAGCAATAACAACTGGAAGTTGATGGCTTAACTTTAATTTTACTGGAGCAATTCAAATGAATACTCAAGCTGTTGCTGATAAGTTGGCTCACGCATATGTCAGATTGATGCGTCATCCTGAGACGTGTCTGTATGCTGGCGTGATGCAGATGGGTAAGCGCGAGGTGGTGGACGATGTCCCCACCGCGTGTACTGATGGTGTCAACGTTAAGTATGGCACTGCGTTCTTTGCTGATCGTTCTGTTGAGGAGTGCAGTGCTGTTGTGCTGCACGAGACTCTACACAAAGTGTTCAAGCATTGCACCCGTCATCGTGAGTTCTGGAAGGAAGACGCTGATGTATCCAATCAAGCTGCTGACTATATAGTCAACGATGTCATTCATAATCTTAAGGACAAAAGCTTGTGTCGTTTGCCTTACGATGCTCTGCTCGATCCTATGTTCAGTGGCTGGTCGTTTGCTGAAGTCTACAATTATCTACGTAAAGAAAAGAAGGATAAGGGCGGTCGTGGTCGTAGCGGTACTCCGCTCGACTCTCACGAACCTAATGATGGAATGTCCGAGGCTGAAGTTCAGCAGTTCGGTAAGGATATTGATGACGAGATGAAGCAAGCTGGTATTCTCGCTGGTCGCTTGGGTAGTAACTTGCCACGTAGTATCGACGAGGCTTGTACTGCTAAGGTTGATTGGACTGTGCAGATGCAGGAGTACTTATCTACTGCATCCACTGGCAGAGACGATGACTATACCAACCGACGTTTAGATAAGCGTTGGCTACTGGATGACATCATCGCACCATCTACACACAACGAAGTTGTTGGCGAGACTATCTTAGCTATCGATTCATCAGGCAGTATTGATTCTAGGATCTTGTCGCAGTTCGCTGAGGAGATTGCGCTGTATGCACAGTCAGTTAATCCTGAGCGCATCCGTGTGTTGTGGTGGGACACTGATGTACACGCTGAGCAGGTGTTTGAACCTGAGCAGTATGGCAGCATCAAGACCTTACTCAAGCCACGTGGCGGTGGCGGTACTAAGCTCGGTTGTGTTAGCAAGTACATCAACGACAATAAACTCAAGCCTGATGTTGTTGTGGTATTGACTGATGGCTATGTGGAATCTGAATATGACTGGGACATCAAGCCACCAACACTGTGGCTTGTGACTGAGTGCCGCAGCTTTGATCCTAAGTGCGGTCGTTTGATTCGTGTTGGTTAATCTTTAATTTTACTGGAGCAATTATAATGGCTAAGCGTAAACAATATGCAGACTTAATCCTGCACCCAAATGCATCCAATTCTGATTTAGAGAATTGCAAAATGTATCCAGAGTTATTCAAAGTAATCTCTGCATATGCTGATGCGATATCTACCGCTAATGTTCCTATCTTTGTTACTGAGATTAGATACCGAAATGGTGGGACGTTTATTGATATTACTCTCGGTACATCAGAAGGGTTTCGTGTACTCAAGATCACTTATGAAAGAGATAAACTTAAGTACTATATCGGAGTCTTTCATAATCTTTATGTTGTTACGGTTAATACTTTTATCAGATCAGATAACCATTCATATGTGGTATCGCAAGCTACCAAGTTGGGTAATCATATTCGTACTGGCAAACGAATACATAAGTTAGCTGATTATGTTTTAGATAGATTAGATGAAGTACCGAGACAACCTGAGCGAATTGAAGATGAGCTTAAGCGCGTAGTTAGATCTAAACTTAATACAGGCATAAGTACCTACAATCTTAGGTACACCTTTGATGAGGATCAGATAAAGCAGCTCGCGCTGTATGCATTTGATCGTGAGAATCATCCTACTATCGGGCAGGATATATTAAAGATATATCAAGATTGGAAAATGGGTGAGGATCAATCGCATAAGGTTGAGGTTGATACTGCGGCGTTCTTCGACAGACCTAAATGGGTAGTAATCGTCAATAAGAATATTGATGATGGTGACCATAAACCTACGCAGTTCTTTGTCGGGGCGAGGGATGGCAAAGAAATGTTAATACCCTTCCAATTGTACAAATCATTTGATAGCTTACCTGACTATATTCGTGAGGAGCTTGTGGTGTCATTGACAATGGCTAGGGTGTATTCAGCAGGACAGGGTGTAGAGTTAGATGATGACTTCATTCCCAAAGTAAGTCCTACATATCGCAACAGTCGTATTGCATACCCAGAGATTGGTTATGCACATAGTTGTGAGAACAACTATTCATTCATTACGGTGGATTATGTGGAGATCTTATGAGCTTTCCAAAACATTGTAATGTCACTATAAGACGTAACTTTCATAGTGGTATGCCCGATACGTTTTCAAAAGGCGATGTGTATGAAGTTAAGTTATTACTATCGCCTGACATAAGACGTATATATACAGACGAGACACTGCCTGACGAACTTAAATATAAGCTCGGCTTACTGTTGTCGTCGAAGCAGCATATGGTGTTCGGTGTTGGGCACAGCACTGTTGTAGATAATATGTACACGATCTATATATCGGATGAACTATATTCAGAAATGATTGGAGAGATAAACGATGAGCACACCAGAGAGCAAAGTCAAAGCGTCGGTAAAGAAGTTACTAGCGGAGTTTAACGCTTACTACGCTATGCCAATGGGAACTGGTTTCGGTAGGGCTGGCATCCCAGACTTTTTGATTTGTTATAACGGTTATTTTATTGGTGTTGAATGTAAAGCTAATGGAGGTAAACCAACTGCGCTTCAAGAATTTGAGATGTCTGTAATTCGCAAAGCTAAAGGTATAACGTTAGTAATTAATGAGCATAACTTACAGTCTTTACGTGAAGTATTAGAGGAACTTAAATCTTATGAAACATAGATACACAGGCAAACCATACATCATTAAGAAGTGGGCAACGATTAAGTTAGCAGACGCTAATCTTGATGCGCGTACACTCCATTATATTGAGTACCTAACTCAATTAAAAGGACAGGAAGCTTTAGATAAATATCTGAAGTGGACTGGCTGGTATGACATTGGGCAAGGCAGCAATGCTAAACGTAAGCAAACACCTATTGAACATCGTTTGTTTCGTGCAGCAATGTTAGCCCCTACAGTGAGGTGGAACAGATGAAAACTAGATTTCAAATGCAACAAAATATTTTTGGTGAATGGGAGACTATACAAGTGAGTAATGAAGTTGTTGAAGAAGTGAATAGCCCTAAGCATTACACGCTGGGTGGTATCGAGACTATTGACTATATCGAAGCGAAGAATCTGCCATACCATCTCGGTAACGTGATCAAGTATGTCAGTCGCTGTGGGCACAAAGCTGGCGTAGATCCTATGAAGGATCTAAAGAAAGCTCAATGGTATTTAAATCGTTACATCAAGAATTTAGAGGATAAAAATGTTTAGTTATAGATTTGGTAAAACACGTCAAGCTATCGAAACTATAGGTAATGAATTTATGGACAAGATAAATGATCGTCTGATTAAGCTGCAACAAGACTTTAAAGAACTGGAACAGTACGTAGCTGTTAATCAGAATAAGATGATTAACGAAGCCAGCAGGACTTCTAAGAAAGCTGCTGAAATAGATAAGTCTATCGCTTTAATCGCCAAGACTATGGGCGGGGATAAGGAAGCTATTGTCGAGAAGTTTAAGACCTTTACAGATATGCAACGGCTACTCAATGCCAACATCATCCGTTCGTCTACGCTGACTGAGGTTGCACACTTTATGTATCGCAATGCTCCAGAACACGCGCTCGAAGCCGTGATGAAGATCATTAATCTACATTATGAACCAGATGAATTTTGGGATAGAAATAAAGATAAAGCTGTATGGGAATGGGCAGCGATGCTATATCCACAATATGCAGAAAAGTGGAAGAAAGACTATGCAAAATTTACATTCAAATCTGAAGACGATGCCAACTTTGAGAGGCGGTTATGACTGCGCATCAGCTACGAGTAAAGCTACGTACAGAACGTTGGAGACATACTTTGGCTAAGGGTATGTCACTGCGTAAGTATGAACAAACAATTTGGCTTATTAAACAGGCTAGAAAGAAGGAAGCAGCAGACGAGGCTCTTCCGTTTTTTCTCAAGAGGCAAGCAGAATGAACGAGTTAAGGTTTGATCTAGAGCAGCGCATCCTAAACTGTTGGCAAGTGGTGGATGATCTCAAAACTGTATATACGTATCATTCGGACAACAAAAGTTTGGATGATGACCTAGCGAATGTATTGATTGGTTTGCAGTATCTATACCAGCTTAAGTTTGAGCAGCTATTCAAAACCTTTGAGGATTACATAATGGCTATACATTTACATAAGTAAACTTATGTGTAATAATGTGCGCCTCTTAACTGGGGCGCATATGAAAAACTCAACCAAAGATAAAATTATGGACATCATCGTAGATACGATTGTAATAGGGGCATTAGCTGCTTTTTTATTATCGTTAGCATACGTTTTCTACACACTATACAAGGGGGTAGTATGACAGCCGTAGGTTTTGTATTGTGGATGTTCGGCAGAATTATGGTAGAAGTAACCGATGACGAATTATACGTTATGCCGCAAGCACTCGGTGCAGGACTAATGGCTGTCGGCATTGCTAAGTTCTTGTGGAAAGTAATGCCGTGAAAACAGACAGGCAATTTAAATTGTTTAGAGACTGGATTGAAGCCGTAGTAGATGAAAAGATCGAACAGGCTTTTAATCGTGACTCTTCTATTGAGGAGTTACGTCGTAAGAAGATAGAAGCTAAGTTACTTAAACTCATAGAGGAATCTCAGAATGGCAACGAAGGCAAAGGTAGTGGTGAAGAAGATAACTTTAAAAGAGAAACTTGAATTCCTACAACGCGAGCGGGATCAGATTAATAGAGAACGTATTGCATTAGTTGCTGAGAACGATGCCCTGCAACGTAAGATTAATAATCAGTCAGCTACTATAAAGGATTTGCAAGAACAGTTAGACAAAGCGTCTAACGCTAGTCGTCATTGGGTGCTACGTAAACTGGGGCTGTAATGAGTTTTATCACGCTGGACTTTGAGACGTTTTATTCTGATCAGGTAGGCTTTAAGAGACAAACTAATGAAGAGTATTTGCGTGATCCTCAGTTCGAGGTAGTGGGTGTATCAGTCAAGGTCAACGATACACCTGCTGTATGGTTCAGTGGTGATAAGGCTGCAACTAAAAAGTTCTTAGATCAATTTGACTGGAAGAACGCTGCGCTGCTCGCACATAACACTATGTTCGACGGCGCGATCCTAGCGTGGCACTTTGATATTGTTCCTGCTATGTATTTCGACACCCTCTGTATGGCTCGCGCTATTCACGGTGTCGATGCAGGTGGATCGTTGGCTAAACTTGCCGAGCGGTATGATCTTGGCGAGAAAGGTACTGAAGTTATCAACGCAATGGGCAAGAAGCGTCTTGACTTTGATGCTGATGGCTTGGCGCGTTATGGCGAGTACTGCATCAACGATACAGAATTAACATACAAATTATTTAATATTTTAGCGACGCACTTTCCACGATCTGAATTTGCCCTGATCGATATGACGCTGCGTATGTACACCCAGCCAGTGCTGCGCGTGAACGATGCGATGTTGGTTGATCGACTGAATGATATACGTGAAGAGAAGTCCAAGTTACTACAGGGCTTGATATTTAAACTTGAGTGCGCTACTGAAGAAGAGGTAGCTAAGAAGCTAGGCAGTAATCCACAATTCGCTCAGGTGCTACGAGATCTTGGCGTAGTACCGCCGATGAAGATTAGTCCTACCACAGGTAAGGAAACTTACGCCTTTGCTAAAACTGACGATGGGTTCATTGCACTGCAAGAACACGAAGATTCTTTTATACAGCAGCTATGCGCTGTACGTTTAGGTACTAAGTCCACGATTGAGGAGAGCCGAATTGAACGTTTTATTGAGATTGGCAGTAGGAATCGCGGTCATCTTCCTGTACCTCTTAAGTACTATGGTGCTCATACTGGCAGGTGGTCTGGTATGGATATGGTCAATTTTCAGAACTTGCCTAGCCGCGATAAGCGGAAGAAAGCTCTGAAGAATGCCATCGTTGCGCCAGATGATCATTACATTATTAACTGTGACTCATCTCAGATCGAAGCTCGCGTATTGGCGTGGCTGGCTGGACAGGACGACGTGACTGAGGCATTCGCTAAGAAGCGCGATGTGTATTGTGAGTTTGCAACCAAAGCCTTTGGTCGGACGATCACTAAGGCTAATGAGATGGAACGCTTTGTAGGCAAGACCTGTGTACTCGGATTAGGCTATGGGACTGGAGCTAAGAAACTACAGCAGACTTTATCGCTGGGTGGTGCTGAGTTGGATGAGGCTGAGTGTAAGCGCATCGTTGATCTGTACCGACGAGAAGGTGATAAGATCACTGGGTTATGGGGCGAGTGCGATAGAGCACTAGTTCACTTAGCAAGCTGGCCTGATGAAGGCAAGGTGTATCCGATTGGATACAGTTCGGCTGTGTGGGCTACGCCTAGTGGTATACGTTTGCCCAACGGTCTATACATTAAGTATCCAGAACTGCGTATGCTAAACGGGAAGTATGTTTACAATTCCCGTAAAGGTATAGTCAATATTTGGGGCGGTACGATGGTAGAGAATATCGTACAGGCTTTGGCTCGCATCATTGTGGGCGAACAGATGCTGGCTATTAATAAGAAGTATCGCGTGATACTGACTGTGCACGATGCTGCTGTATTAGCAGTGCCGAAGAATGAGATTGATGCTGCGCTTAAGTTTGTGACTGACACGATGTCAACAGCACCTAGCTGGTGTGCTGACTTGCCCGTCGCTTGCGAAGCTAAGTACAGTGAAACGTATGGGGGATGTTGATGGTTGATTATGATGAGAAGGAACGAGAACTACTACGGGCTTTACGCGATTATTTATTTGCGGAATACGGGGTAAAGTATTTCTTTATATCCACAAAACATAAGTATGCGCCATTAGACGGTATAGTTTTTACAAAAGGTAAAGACAAAATGTATGCTTTGGAAGCAGTATACGAAACTAAATGTAGGCATATAGATATAGAATCTTTAAAGGGATTTGATATACCTAATCATTTAATGGTTACTACTAAAAAGATAATGGCTGGTGTGGCGGTTAGTAAAGAGTTGAGAGTACCATTTTACTGTTTGACTTACTTTCTAAAAGAGAACCCACCTAAAGGTATGTTCATACAAGTGACTAATGATAAAGGGGATATTTTAGTTGACTTAAAATTTAAAGATGAACTAAGCCCTAAAAGTAAAGAGACACCCGATATAAAGATTATGCGCAGTAATGCGTATATAGATATTAGTACTGGGGTTATTTTCCCAAAAGAAAAACAAAATGATTAAATGGTCATTCAGTGGATTGAAGCAGTTCATTAACTGCCCTCGCCAATACAACGAGGTCAAGGTCAAAGGCAACTTCCAAGTCGCTGAGACTGAACAGATTCGGTACGGGAAGGAAGTGCATAAGGCTTTGGAGGATTACGTCCGAGAAGGTAAGCCGCTACTCAAGAACTACGAACGGTTTCAGAAGTTCGTTGATCCGATGCTTAAGATCGGTGGGGACTGCTACGCTGAGCACGAGATGGGGCTACGTGAGGATCGTACCCCCTGCGGGTTTAGTGACAAGGACTACTGGGTTAGGGGCATCATCGATCTGCTGGTCATAAAGGGTAATACGGCGTATATTGTTGACTACAAAACAGGTAGCAATAAGTACCCAGATCCCGCCCAGCTACAGCTAATGGCACTGCTGGTATTCAACCACTTCCCACAGGTTGAGATAGCTAAAGGGTGCTTGATGTTTGTAGTCCATAACTCTTTTGTATTTAAAGAATACAAACGCAGTGAACAGGAAAGCCTGTGGATAAAGTTTAATAATGATTTATCTCGATTAAAAATTTCGTTCACCAACGATAGCTGGCCTCCAAATCCAAAGCCGCTATGTGGCTGGTGTCCTGTTAATACTTGTGAATTTTATAAGCAGAAATAAGGTGACCTATGCCCTACGTAAATAAAGCCAGACCATACAAGAAAGAATATGCTCAGCAGGTTGAGCGTGGTGAACACGAGAACCGTATGGAGCGTCAACGCGCACGACGTAAGCTAGATGCCAAAGGCATTAACCGTAAAGGTAAAGATGTGGCGCACGTCAAAGCTTTATCTAAAGGCGGTTCTAATGAAGACGGCGTTCGTCTTGAAGCGCCGAGTAAGAATCGTTCATTCAAGCGCAAGTCAAATGGCGCTATGAAATAAGCTAAAAAGACTTGACTATTTTAGTTAAGTCTATATAATCGTAATCTGTTCAGTCAGCTCTACTCAAGACGTGAGTGAGGCAGAGCAAGGGAATTTTCCCTGTAGGTTTTTTCATCCTACATAACCGCGTCATTTGTAAATAGATGGCATCCTGAATTGCTCCAAGTCTAGGTTACAAACGACTGACCCCCGTAAGGGGTTTTCTAGTCTCTACCTTATTAGGTCAGTTATGCAAGTAGTGAATGATCAAGTTGTCGCTGTTACTCTACCCTCGACTGTTGTCGATAATGCGATTACTAGCATATCTAAATTCAAAGTATCTAAAGATTACGGCACTCAGAAAGATGCCCTTATATTCTGGGGCTATGATGAGATGGCGCAGCTTGCTCACTGCATTGACGCTGAAGCCCCCAATCCTAATCTACCTAAAGTGATGTCACCAATACTGCGTGACTATAAATGGCCGGGAATTTATAAACCATTTGATCACCAAAAAGATACCGCATCTTTCTTAAGCTTACGCCGTCGTGCGTTTTGTTTTAACGAAGCTGGCACAGGTAAGACATCTGCTGCGATCTGGGCTGCTGATTACCTTATGGAAATTGGCAAGATCAAACGAGTGTTAGTCATTAGCCCTCTATCTATTATGTATCCTGCGTGGCGTGATGATATTTTCAAGACCGCTATGCATCGTAGCTGCGGGGTTGCTCACGGCACTACTGATAAGCGCAAGAAAATTATCGATGCTGAGTTTGATTTTGTTGTCATTAACTTTGATGGTGTCCAAACTGTATTTAATGAAATCAAAGCAGCTAACTTTGACCTGATTATTGTTGACGAAGCTAACGCATATAAGACTACATCTACACAACGATGGAAGACGTTGGCTAAATTAATAACACCTGATACTTGGTTATGGATGATGACTGGTACACCTGCTGCGCAATCACCGCTTGACGCATTTGGTTTAGCTAGATTGATTTCGCCAGCTCGCGTTCCGAAGTATTCAACAGCGTGGCGCGATAAGGTGCAGTATCAGATTAGTAGATTCAAATGGGATAACAGATCTAATTGGCTTGAGCAAGTTAGTTATGCATTACAGCCCGCCATTCGCTATACAAAGAAAGAATGTCTTGACTTACCAGATGTTATATATCAAACCAGACATATTCCATTAACACCTACTGTAGAACGTGCATATAAAAATCTGAAACAACAAATGTTAATTGAAGCTGCTGGCGAACAGATCAGTGCTGTTAATGCAGCAGCAAGTCTCAATAAGTTACTCCAGATTTCTGGAGGTGCAGTTTATACGGACAAACATAAAGTAGTTGAGTTCGATGCTGCGCCTAGATTAAAAGCATTAAAAGAGACCATTGACGAAACGTTAAATAAGGTAGTAGTATTTGTACCCTATACACATACGATTGAAGTTGTTAAACGATACTTAGATGATGAAGGTATAACTGCTGAGGTTATTCAAGGTTCTGTTTCAGCGCACGAAAGAACAAATATAATTAAGCGTTTTCAAGAAGAGCCTAATCCTCGCGTTGTAGTTATACAACCTCAAGCTGCGGCACACGGCATCACTCTTACTGCTGCTGATACTGCGGTGTTTTGGTCACCCGTTATGAGTGTAGAAATTTACTTGCAATGCGTTGCACGTATTGATCGTGTAGGGCAGAAGAGCAAGATGACTGTTGTACATTTACAAGGGTCAGATGTAGAGAAGCGTATGTATAAGATGCTTCAAGGCAAGGTGAGTAATCACCATCAGTTGGTTGATCTATATAGGCAAGAGCTAGAGGATGAAGACTATGAGTAATGTAGATACTGAATCTTTGGTTAATGATTATCTCACCGTACGAGATAACCGCGCACGTATACAGCGTGAGTATGAGGCAGAAGATGCTAAGCTAAAAGACGAGCTATCTAAGTTAGAAGCACAGCTTCTTGATGTCTGCAATACAATCAATGCAGATAGTATCAAGACGCGCAATGGTACAGTTATGCGTAAGCTGACTGAACGTTTCTATTGTGAGGATTGGGAGGGGTTTAAACAGTTTGTATTAGATAATGAGGCTGTAGATTTGTTTGAGAAACGTATCCATCAGGGTAATTTCAAACAGTTTATGTCCGAACACGAAGACCACGGATTGCCACCGGGTGTAAACGTGATGAGAGAATTTGGCATAACAGTTCGTAAAGTTAACAATTAAGTTAGGAGTTTAGTATGAGTACCGATTTGATTAAGAGTATCCAAAGCAGTCTTGCTGGCATTCAAGGTGGGGTCGATGAAGATACCCGCGCTATTGCTGGTGCAGCCGCTGGTGGTGGTAGTAAACGTATCTCTATTAAAGGCGGTGTATTCCGCAAGATCTCTGGTGGTAAAGAGATTGGTGCTATTGAAGATCGCCATATGAACGTGATCTTTGTAAAGATGGCACATAACCCATCACGCACTTACTACACTGGTGCGTACAAAGAAGGTGAGAAGATTAGCCCAGTATGTTGGTCTACTGATTCTAAGACACCTGATGCTGAGGTTAAGAATCCACAAGCTAGTAAGTGTGAATCTTGTCAGTTCAGTGTAAAGGGTTCTGGTATGGGCGGGTCAGGTTCAGCTTGTCGCCTATCGTGGCGTACTGCTGTTGTACTACCTAATGATCCTAATGGTGATGTGATGCAGTTAGTTCTGCCTCCTACATCTGTATTTGGTAAGGAAGAAAACGGTAAGTGGCCTTTCCGCGAATATGTGAAGATGTTGGCTAATCACAACATCAGTGCAGGTCGTGTCGTAACTAAGATGCAGTTCGATACTAAGTCTCCAGTGCCTCGCGTATTGTTCTCTCCGGCTGCTGGCGTTAATGCCGATGACGTTGAGGTTCTAGCTAAACAAGCTAAGTCTACTGCTGCTGAAAATGCAGTTAAATTATCTGTATTCCAGACTGATGAAGTTGAAGTAGCAGAAGCCGCGCCAGCACCGAAGGTTCGCGAGACTAAGAAGGCTGCGCCTACTGCGCCAGTAGATGTTGCTAATGTTCTTGATGAATGGGCTTCAAAATAATGCCGCGCCCCTATAGTGAAAAATTCCTATTGGGTCTACAACAAGCCGACGCAACTCGGCTTGGTGTAAGGTTAGGTCGGCTTTGTGTTGAGGCTAATCTTCCTGCTGCCTACGTAGCTAAGGCTATGGAGATATCACGTATCAGTATCTATCATTGGTTTCGTGGTAAAGGTATTAGCGAAGATAAGCGCAGTAGAGTTGAAGTGTTTATGGATTTAGTATCTCAAGATATGAAGCTAGGTGTTCTTCCTGCAAAGGGGAATATTGATGCGAAGTTCTATATTCAGAACTTGATTGGTACTAAGATTTAGTTTGCTAAGTGGGTTGGCGGGGGCTGTCCCCCGCCTTTTTTATCTCTGCGAGAAACGATATGGTAAAAGATTTCTATGAAAAGGTATTGCCAACGCAGGGTGTATATTGTGTTACTACGATCAATTCTAGTTATACAACTAATAAGTTTGCTGAATCACTAGATGAATTAATTGATTTGATTGAGGCTGCTAATAAGGCTAATCAAAATGTATTCGTTGCATTAAGTTCTTTCAAAGGACATAGCCGTAAAGCGGATAGTGCGATATTTGCACGGTCTTTCTTTATTGATCTGGATGTGGATGCAAAGCACCCTAAGAAATATAGCTCAAAAGAAGATGCACTAAGTGCGCTAGATGATTTTATAAGTTTATCCCATTTACCCCCTCCTATTCGTGTTGATAGTGGTAGTGGTATTCACGCCTATTGGCCTCTTGATGAAGATGTGCCTAGTGATATGTGGAAACGTTATGCTACTAAATTCAAATCTTTATGTAACGATTATATAAAGATTGATAACGCGGTTACTGCTGATGCAGCACGTATATTACGTTGTCCTGATTCACTTAATTATAAATATAATCCGCCACTTGAAGCTAAGTTTATTGATACTAATTTTAGGCAGTATAAGTTTAGTAAGTTTGTTGAACTACTAGGTGAAGAACAAAGTATTGCGGAGGTATTAGCTTCTATCGAACCTGATATGGAGCCGCTTCCAGATAACTATGAGTACGTATTTACTGATGTAGTTAGAAAGAGTTTACTAGGCGAGGGCTGCGCACAGATTAAGGATATCGTATTAAACCAGACTCAAGTACCTGAGCCGCTATGGCGAGCGGGGCTTTCTATTGCCATACGTTGTACTGACGGTGCAGAGGGCATTCATAAAATGTCTAGTAAGCATCCTGAGTATTCTGCTGAAAAGACTCAGGCTAAGGCTGACGAAACACTCAAGGCTCGTTGGGCATATAGCTGCGATAAGTTTAATGAATTAAACCCAGAAGGCTGCGAAGGTTGTGCTTTACGTGGGCAATTTTCTAAAGTTGGTCCAATATATTTAGGACGTAGATTTAAAGAGGTAGGCGGCGTTACTGAGGTAACTGAAGCAGATATTGATGAGGTCGCTAATAACGATGATAAGGTAATGCCATTCCCTATTGCTATGAAGCCCTTTGTACGTGGGGCGAATGGTGGGGTTTGGTATGTACCTAAACCTGAGATAGATGAAGATGGCATAGCCAGAGAAGTTAGACCCATTATGATTACTGAAGGGGACTTCTTCCCAGTTAAACGAATGAAAAGTCCTAACGATGGCGAATGTATGATTATGAGATATATATCGCCGAAAGATCCTATGGAAGAATTCGCATTCCCAATTAGTTATGCATATAACACTGACAAACTAAAAAGTTTGTTACCCGGCAAGAGCGTTATATTTGAACCTAATCATATTAAATTATTAGTCAGTTATTTAATTAAGTGGAATAGTTACTTACAGAAGCAAAAGGCGGCAGACATTATGAGACAACAGATGGGCTGGACAGAAACTAACGATGCATTCGTTACGGGTGCAGAAGAGATTCGTAAAGGTGGTGAAGTACGTACCGCAGTTACATCTCCACATATCAAGGGTATATCTAAGTATTACAAACCAGAAGGAAGTTTTGATGTTTGGAAGGAAGCGGCTAAGTACTATAACGAACCTAGTATGGAGCTACACGCATTTGGTTTACTTGCTGGGTTTGGGTCGCCACTTATGCGATTCACTAATACTCCGGGCGGTACTATTTGTTATACAAGCCCAGATAGCGGTGTAGGTAAAACGGCGGCTATGTTTGCTGGGGTTAGTGTATTTGCACACCCGTACTATGCGAGTCTTGCAGATTCTTCTGCTACAGATAATGCTTTGACTGGGCGCTATCTAGCTACTAAGAATATCTTGTTCGGGCTTGATGAAATCACCAACATAGATAGTCTCGCATTGTCTAAGCTAGTGCATAAGATTTCGCAGGGTAGAGCCAAAGCCCGTATGCAATCTAGCGTCAATGCGGAACGTGAGATTGAACTAGGCGCTAACTTGATAGCAAGTATGACTAGTAACCAATCTATATATGATAAATTAAAAGCTATTAAGAATAACCCAGATGGTGAAATGGCTCGTGTTATTGAGTTCCGTATGGAGAAACCTAGACTATTACTTGAGCATCCAGAGATTGGTGCGGCTATGGTTGAACCTTTCAAAACAAATTATGGTCACGCTGGCCCTGAGTTTGTAAAGTATCTATTGACAAAGGGCGATTCATATATAAAAGCTATCGTAGATAAATGGCTTAATAGATTCCGCGAGGACTATGGGTTTAAATCTGAATATCGTTTCTACGAAAATATAGTTTCAAGTTGTTTTGCTGGCGGCGAACTTGCAGCCGAGGCTGGTATTATTAATTATGATTTAGAACGTATCTATGACTCAGTCTTAAATACTATGATTGCTATGCGTAAGCAGATATTTAATCTTAACGATACGGATTATCGGGCATTGCTAGGGGAGTTCTATAATAAATTCCATACTGGATTTATTATATTTGATGATACTAAAGTACTTAGTGAACCTAAAGCCAATGCTATTGTAGGACGTATTGATACACATACGGGACTGATGTATATATCTAAGACAGCTATGCATCAATTTTTATCCGCCCCCGGGTTACAAGTCAGTATTGCTACATCGGAGAAAAAGTGGGAGAAGGAAGGATTACTTATTGGATCAGATAGAAAACGCCTTACAACTGGCTGGAAATCTGGTACACATAATAACCCTGTAACTTGTTATGTAATTAAAGATATACCTGAACTGCCTAAAGATTTCTTCGATGACAAAGCTGAGTGAACCTGAGTGGCTACTACCTTTTGAGGCAATGAGGATTGGGGATAGTTTCTTTATCCCCACCCTTAAACCTGCAGAGTTAATATATATTATTGATACCCGCGCTAAGGTAGCTGGAGTGCGGGTTAAATCCTTTACAACAATCAAAGATGGACATATTGGGGTACGTGTCTGGCGTACCCGTTAGTCTTCTTCCGTATCCGCTATGTATGGTTCTATACCAGCCCAACGAGACTTCGGTAAATACACCCCATCTACAGTTTGTTTTTCTCTAGTAATGCGTTGTTTAAACGACGAACTAATAGTCTTTCCGTCTATGCGAGTTCCCTTACTTGGATTAGCCTTATTAAATTTGGCAATAGCCTCATAAGCTTCATCGATTGCTTCAGTATCCCCAGCTTTACGTGCTACATATAGGTTAGCCAACAATGCGGTTCTACGGTTACTTATCTTATCTGATATCGCGTATTTAACTGCATTCTGTGACTGTTGCAGAGCGAGATCTTGTGGAGCAAGCCCAGTCACCTGCATCAATATATTGTACGCATTAGGGTCATCTACTAACTTAGCCCCGTCTGGGGTCTTAGCCCCGTCTAACGCAAATCTAGCAGCTTTGAATCCATTTCGTGCAAAGCTAGGTAGTCCCGCTTCAAGCGCACGTTCATAATTGCCCTCTGCCCAGTAGTCTTTTGCCCTACCTAAATTCTTAGCTAAACCATATGTTGGCCCCAACGCGGTTTCAAATGCATAGTCAATATAGCCAACTTCTGCTAAACGCTTAGGATCATCACGCCACAATGCGCCATATAGTCCAGTACGGTCTGCTATGTTTACATTCAAGAAATGACCAAGCGGTCCGTTCAGTCCTATATCGCCAAAGAAGTCTAGTATTGCCTGTTGTAGATCGAATGGCTCATCGTCATCGCCTAGCAGAAGCGCAGCTAACCACTCGGCAGCACCGAACCCCGGCATACCCTTTATACCCGCAAATAAGAACGCAGCTCCATATATACCTAATAACTGTTTACGAGCTATGCTCTTAACCTCAGGTGTCTCGCCCGCAAAGGCATTCTTATATGCCCTAGCTATCTGCATAATCATATTCAGAGTAAAGCCCCGGAATACCCCCAACACGCGACCTAAGTTGCTTTGGAAAATACTAGCCCCCATTTCTGGTGTGGCGTTACTGTTCATCTCGCCATTGAATATAAAGGCTTCGCGGGCTGATGCTTCAAACTTTTCAGCAGCGTTCATCTCGCTTCCACTTAATGAGTCCATCTTCATCAAGAATGCGGCTAAATGAGTTACGCCTCGGTTGAACTGTTCTGTCTCACGGAATACTTTACTAAGACCAGTATTTACTTTACCCCAGATTTTCTCTGCGTCCGTTGTAGCTTCTTGCATACGAATTTCTTGTAGTGCGGCTACGCCAGCAGATGATCGGTCATCTAAGAATTTATAGAATTCAACTAATTGATCTACAGATACCCCAGCTTCGTTAGCTAAATCTGCTATCTCTCTTCTGAATTGTTCTATATTTCTGCCTTCTGATCTATCTAAACGACGCATAGCCCCGTACATTTTAGTAGCTGTAGTCATAGCAGCAGTTGCTTTAGAGTAGCTCTTATACTTAGTAGCTAATGACGGCAAGACCATCATAGGTAGCACTGTGGTATTGATAATTGCTGAGGAGATATTACCGGCAATACTCCAGTAATAGTTAGCTGTAGTAAATGGTTGTACCCACGCTGCATATTTAGGATGCTTAGCAAAGCGGATACGCCCAGCTATATCAGCCATAATATCTCTAACTTGTTTCTCAGTTACCTTACCATCTTCTCTCTGGGCTTCTGCCATCAATTCTTTTTCAATCTGGTTATAGTCTTCTTCTAGGTCAGTTGCATAATTCAGATTATTAAGCTGATAGATTACGTTAGGTACATATTCGTGGAATACCTGTAATGCATCTTCCTCGAAACCTCGTACACCGTGTATTACAGTGCCATCATCACGACGAGTAATCTTACGCCCTTTAGCCTCACTCTTGATTCTATTAGGCATAAACTCTAAGAAGCCATTAAACACAGCTTCTACAGTTTCTTCTGTTTGCTGGTTGTATGCCTCAATCTGAGCATCGCTCATATTACTTAGTTGTTCTTCACTAAGTTTCTTAGATTCACGTATAGATTTAATAATCTCACTGACTAGCCCAGTCGGCGCACCCTTAGCATCTAGATCACGCTCAGCCAATACTGACTCTACAAAGTTTGTATTACCTAATGCTCTAAATTTAATCTTAGCTGCGTATCGTTCAGCTTCACTCTTGAATTGTTTAACTACTTCTTCGCCATCAGGTGTAGTGAACTTAAGTTTATATTTACCACTACGGCGGAAAGGGGTGTAGTACTCTAAACGGTTTGTATTAATTCGTTCTAGCAAATTAACACGAGATTGCCTATCAGTTATCGAGGCTAATATTCTATTAATGGTATGACGGAATCCGTTGTCGCCTAGAATACGATAGTAGGACAGCATATCTCTAGCTACCTTACGTACATCCTCTGGTAATGAGTAATATATACTAGCAACATCAAACAGTTCCTTCTGTTCTGCACTTAATGAATTGTAGCTATTATTAGCTCGAACAGATCTAACAAACTGTTCTACTTCTCTATTCTCAGTGTATTCATTGCTATCTTCTTCACGTGAGAATACCTTAGCTTGAGTTAAACCCAGCTCACCAATAAAGTCATTAAACTTAGTCTTGATATGCGGCGGATATTTAGCTAGTGTTTTCTTAAACCCAGCGTACTTCTTCTCAAAGTCCACTAACATATTGAACTTTGAACGAGACATCATACTCAGTCTGTCAGCAAAATCGACGATACGCGGTGCTATATCTTTATATACACGAACTAAGCTATACATAGTAGAAGCTTTAGTCCAAGCACTATATAAATGATTAGGTAAATTCGACACTGCCCTTAGAGTAGCTGCAGCAAGCGGGTTCTCGCCGTGTTTATCTAGTGCACTAGCTAAGAACTTTTGATATGCGTTAGCACTTTCTCTAGCATTTACATTAGGCGCAGCAGCTTGGCGGTAACGTATTGCTATATCTGATGCAGTGCCTTCTGCACCGCCCTCAATTACACCAGCGTGAGCCTCGCTTAGTGTATTGATAATCTGACTAATATCAGCGTTACTATATTCAAGCTGAATACCCATAGCGCGGATAAACTTGCGGATCAATGCAGCTACGCGGTTGAACGCAGCCCGTATCGCTGGGGCTTTAATTGGGCCAGCTTCAGAAGCCCTAGCTAAAACTTCCTCTACAGCACGAACATTCTTATCGCTACTAGTATAAGTATCTGGGTTATCCTTTATCCACTTATTAGCCATATCGCGTAATGCGTTATTAGTCTTATACATATCGGCAAGAACAGCATCTAGCCTCTCGCCAAATAATTTTTGTAGTCCGTAATGTCCTAGGGCTTCGTGGAATACAGTGGCTTTAACATCAGATTCATCAGCGTGAGCATCGCCTACAATGTGGACTGTGCCAGACTTAGGATCGTAGAACCCCTTAGTTTGTGGGCTTACTTTGTCCTTGAATTGGTTAGGTAAGTCTTTGGCAGACTGAACGACATTAATCTTAGGGGCATTCTTCCAGCCAGATGTGGTGCTATCTACAGCACTCTGCGCTTTATCCTTCGCAACACCAGCTTCGGATTTAGTACCGCGTCGTTCATAGACGGGGCCAGATGTGATTACACCTTCATTCTGTGCTAACTGACGGCGGATACGTTCATCACGCTCAAACCACATTAATTCACGTTCTTTCTCTGGTGCTTTCTCAGCGGCTTTAGCTTCTTCTTTTTCGCGTTGCTTAACTAACTTCTCGCGTTGTTTTTCAGTTAAAGCTTCAGCAGCTACAACACCCTTAGTTTCTTTTAAGTAAGCTTTCTTTGCTGCTTCTTGACGTGCAGATTCTTCTGCGGCTAACTTAGCTTCTTTTTCTTCAAGCTCAGTCTTTCTAGTTTGTTCTTCTGCGGTTAGTTCCTTACGTCTACGTAGCGCACCTAGTTCACTCTTCTCACTAGCAAGTTGTGTACTAGTTTCGCGTTCTTTTCTAGACTCAACGGCTGAAGTCTTTTCTTCGCTAGGTACAGTCCAAGGCATAGCTTCACTACGTGCCTGTTGTGACTTTTCGGCAGCGCGGAATAGATGCTTAGTTCCTTCATCGGTAATGACGTGCTTGCCTTCTACTAATTTGGCTAGGCCAGTATTACGCAATCGTTCTAGGGAATTATCTATTTCAACCTGTGAGATTTTCGGATTTATAGCCCGTAAATTCTGGGTAACATCTTTCCTTAAACCGCCATCTGCAATGACTTTAAGTGCAGCAGTATCTACATTATCTGTAGGCACAGCCTCAATCTTTGCTATATATTTTTTACCAATCCCAGTAACAGCGTAGCCTTTTGCAGTAGGCTCAATAAGGCGACGGGCTAATAGTCCATCATATACGCGGTTGATTGCTGGTACAGTAATGTCCGGCTTAACTACTTTTAATTCACGCTCAATAGACTTTTTATCTTCGTTATTAGAGATAATATTAAGAGCCTGAGCACTGAGTTTACGCGACTCAGTACCTTCTTCATATGCAGCGTCAAGTGCATCGGCGGCTGCTTTAGCTTCTTTGAGCGGGGCTGTGGTTTGTTCGCGACGTAGTTTTTGTTGCGCTTCTTGTTCAACTTTTGCTGCAGCGGCTTGTTGTTCATCGTAGTAGCCCTCTACATCTTTAGCCTCAGCTTCGGTCGCGGTAGTTTGTGCCTGTTTTAATTTTCCTACAATAGGTGCTAATTGAGCTTTTCTAGCAGCTAATGCATCTTGTTCTGACGTTGTTCCTTCATCAACAGTCGGAGTAATTTGCCCAGCAGGAACCACTCGCTTAGGTGTAGCTCCTTTAAAGACTGGTCTTGTGGTAGCTCCCCGCTGTACAGGCACTTCAGCGCTTCCTCGATCTGTCGCACTGACAGTTTCTCCAGCAGTAGGTCTTGCGTTGACATCTTTTACCCCCGGTGCTTTAGTAAGTGTGATCTTACCATCAACAACGTTAGCTTTACCTTGAGATTTTAAAGTATTATAAATATTAGTAATACTAGTCTGAATATCCTTACGTGGCATATCAGGATAAACTTCCTGTACTGCCTTACTAATATCCCGACGAGATGCATCTTTGTTCTGGGTCAAAGTATCTGTGAAGATTTGTTCAACCGTAGGTTTAGCTTCTGTAGTAGGCGCAGGAGTTGGCTCTGTTGGCGCAGTCTTTGGTTCAGTTGGCTCAGTAACTGGTTTCGCTTCTTGCGCAGCAATATTGTCTAATTCTTCTTTTGTATAAGTCTTAAGCTCTTCAGTTGGTGGCTTTTCAGTCTCCTCACCTTTAACTGTTTTAGTTTCCTTCGCTGTAGTAAACCCAGCTTCAACACCACCAAATAGGGGAGCCATAGTGGCAGCACCTACTGCGGCTTGAATATACTCGTGTTTGGCATCATCATCGTCTAATGACAGCCCAGCTTGCCAACGTTCTAGTACTTGTTGTGCAACTTCGGTTGGAACTTCAGCGGCAATAGTGCCCGCAGTAGCTTTACCAAATTCAGCAGCGAATGAAGGCCTAGTTGTTAAAGTAGATGTTGAAGGATACTTAGTTGTAGTCTCGCCTACTTCAAGCGTACCGTCCTTAAACGCTTTAACAATATTGTCTGCTTCACTAGCAACTTCATCTCCACTACCTATTAGTAAGTTACGTACACCGGGTACGTTCTTTACATACTTACCTAATATATGAAACGGTACTATGTCTAACACTGCTTCGCCAGCGCCCGCAGCTAAGGCTTTACCCACTGACATATCTTCTTCAGTTAGGCCCTCTTGTGCCTGACGGATTAAGTTATTCGCAGTGTATTCTGCAGTAAATGCACCAAAACCAGCAGCAGGGCCACCAACTATAGCTGCGCCTACTGGCGCTGCCATAGCGCCTAAGCTAGAACCTAAACTTTGTTTAAGTGCCCTCCAGTCTTGACCAAGCGCTTCTAAACTAGTTGGAGCTACAAACTCGCTAGAGGCATAGTCAGACTCAGCGGCTTTAGCCAAAGCTTCAGCAGATTCTTTATCTTGTTTAGCTGCATATGCTGCAAGTTCTGGGGCTAAACGAAATGGCTTAGTTGCTTCTTCTTTAAAAGAACTAAGAAATCCAGCTTGCTCTTTAGGAGCTTCTGGTAATTGCAGAGGTTGATATGGATCTATTGGGGTTAGTAATTTATCTACGTCAAGTCCATTAGCTTCTAATTTAGCTAATAGTTGAGTTTGAGTCATACCCTCTGGGACATCAGTTATGATAGTCCCATCTGGAAGCGTAACATCCATCGATCACCTATTTAGGTAATTGGCTAAGGCTAATTGTTTTTCCAGTTCCAGTACTACTAGGCTGGGCAGAAGAATATGAACTAGCTATTTCAGCATATATTTGTGGTCTTAAGGCTGGAATATCATCTATAGTTATTACTCGTGATTTACCAGTCTTAGGATCTTTAATAGTTTGGCCTACTAAATTATCTAATCTAGCTTCTACTTTGGTGCTAATAGCTTTATCTCTTTCTAAATTTAAAGATTGATTTCTGTAATCTTTAGTTGCCTCTAACTGCGCCTGAGTATTTTCTCTAGTAGCACTGATTGTATCTTTACGTAATCCAAAGTCTACTAGGGCTTTTTGGAAATCAAAAGCAGATTGTATAGCTTGATTTTGCAATGACATAACATCTTTAATCTTTTGATTCTTAGCGGCGATAGCTTCTTTCTTGTTAGTCTCTTGCGCTAAGTACTCGTTATGACTTAGTTCTATAAGTGCATCATCTAAAGCATCTTGATCTGCTTTATATTTAGAATTGATGGCATTAAGTTTATCATAGCCCGCCTTCATACCCGCACCCCAGAAAGTTAGGGCGTTAGCTTCACCTTGTAATCTAGGCTTAGAAGCTTCTTGCATCATCGCTAAACCCGCAGCTATTAAACTATCCCAACGATCTTTACTAACATCATTATCGTTAGCTAATTTACGCGCTATTAATTCTTCACGTTTCATTTTTACAGAAGGATCTGTACCCGCAGTATAAATCTCCATTTTATTTACTTGATCAATAGCATCTGCAAATTGTTTTTGAATATCTTTACCAGCCGCTTTTAACGCCGCCATATCCGAATCAGTATAAAACGGATTAGGTACAGATGTATCTTTTATTTGAGGAGATATATCTTGTTGAGTATCTATTTCAGGAGCGGCTTCTTCAGATGGAGCTTGTTCAGTAGGTATTGAAATACCATATTGTTCTGCTGTTTGCTTTAATTCTGCCTGTTTAGCAGCTTCTTTTTTAGCTGTTTCAGCAGCAGCGCGATCAGCTAACTCTTTTTCACGTTGCTTTTTAATAGAGGGTACATTTTGTAATGCGGCTACATCTGGAGGGGTATAACTTTTTAAACTATATTGCGGATCTTCCCCCCAACCAAAAGATGCCCCTCCTTCCTCGGCTTCAGTTTGTGTAGGAATATGATATAGCCTATCTAACTTGGATACAGCACCAGTATTGGCGAAAGCAATAATGCCCCCTTCTGCAAATTGAGGATTCTGCATTACTCCAGCATCAAGTGTTGGCATACCTGCACCCATCTCTGGTGGCCCACCTTGTGGTGGCATTTGGCCTTGTGGGGGTTGTCCACCTTGTGGTGGCATTTGGCCTTGTGGAGGTTGTCCACCTTGTGGCGGCATCTGACCCTGCTGCGCCATAGATGCGGCTTTTATACCGTTTTTTACTTGCGATGATAATTGATTATTAAGCGCAATTAGACCTTGAATGTCTTGGGCAACAGTAGTATTTGGCTTAGTACCTTGCTGTTCTACCTTTTCCTGTAGTGCTCTATATTGTTGTAATAGAGAGTCAAACTCACTAGGAAAATTGCGTCTAGCTAGTTCGTCATCCGTCTTATCACTAGGTACACCGTCAAGTACTTTATCCGCTAAGGCGGCATCAGTTAGGCTAAAATCATTCATTTTATATTCCTACCTATCATCTTTTAATGATACTACCTATACCTGAAGTAATCGCACCAGCAGTCTGTCCTGCCACATCCGGTCTAGCAGACGGAGTGAACATAGTTTGAGAATAAGACCCAACAGGTACACCTTGATATGCGTCCAACATAAAGCCAAGTTGTTGATATGGACGACGCTGATTAGCAAGATAATCTTCATAGTTAGTGTTAAGTATATTTTGCAATTGAGTTTGTTTAGCTCCACCTGCGGCTTGCTGTGCGGCATTAATCCCCATCATTTGTTCATACTGAGTCTGTCCTAGTTGACCCAAACCTGTCCCAATTTGGTACTGTCTATTAGCTTCAGTATTAAACTGATTCTGTCCTTGCTCCCACGCATTTTGTAGCCCCTGAGCCTGAATATTCTGCAAATTGTTTTGTAAATTGCGATTAGCTTCTGCTCTGGCTAAATTGCTACGAGTACCTCGTCCAGCTCCTGCTTGAAATGCACTTGCACCTAACTGAGGTAATTGACGTTTATAGTCTTGCATTGCAGCTTTTTTCTGTTGATCTACAACCATCTGCATATATGGACTTGAGTATTGTCTAGCCGTATTAACATCATAAGTACGGTTAGCTGCCGTATTCATAAGATTCCCACCCTGCTGTATATAGTTGCTAGGGGTCATAGCAGCCGTGGCGTTATAGGCATATTCTTGTAGTGGGTCAAATCTAGCCACACGATTTGTAGTATTTTTTATCGCCTCTTCCATTGTTGCGTCATATGGGGCGAGCGGGGAGGTACCTAATGCGGTTACTTGCGGCAAAATTCCTGTAAAAGTCTTAGGTATTGGTTGCCCGCTGGCATCTTTTATAACCTCACCAGTCTGCGGGTCTACTTCATATATCGTATTACCCTGCGCATCTTTGGCGGTTCCGCCCATAATATAGGGGCGAAGCCATTCAGGAATATTACCTTCTGTATTACTTTGACCAAATGGCATTTTATATTACCTCAATTTATTCAGGTATTTATCCGCATTAATCTGCGGGGCCTGTTCTGTAGTGCCAGTACGGGCTTTACGTATCTGGTCCATTAAATCATATAGTTTGGCAGCGCCAGCTTTAGTTGAGCCATTACCTATGTGCGACACAACGTCGGCGGATATTACGAACTCCCCATCGGCTAGGGCAGCGCGTTGGGGTTCCTCCCCTGTAATCATAGCATCAATTGAGTCTGACATTCCATCTCCGGGGCCACTTAATAGATGCCCGCCCGGACCTTCGTCGCCGCCGCTTGCTGGGTAATACCCCGGAGGTACTTCATCATACCCGTTTTGCATTATTTCGCCACCCGGCGCATATTTAGCAGTCTCCTTTTTACTAGAATCTTCCTTATCCGTAGTGCCACTAAGACTCTTTATATAGGCGATTAATGGGGAGTCAGATTCTGTGTCGGAATCGCTTGTTCCAGATAGGCTCTTAGTCCAGTTTCGTATTGTAGCGGCACTTTTAACTGACGGGGGCGATCCACGTTTAGCAGCTTTAATTTCTGGCAATAAGTCAGTTATGCCTGATTTACCCTGAGTTTTGGACGCATAAAGCCCAGTCTGTAACCCGCCAAACATATCATTATCGACAGCGCCTTGATTAGCGAAATGCTGTACATAAGGTTTATCTTTACCCACAATCCCACCCCCTTGAGCCAAACCAATTAATCCACCACCAGCATTTCCTACCGGTTTATACCAATTTAAAGTACCATCTGGATTGGTAGTAAACTGAAGCGTAAATGTGCCATTATTGTAACTATAATAGTTACCGTTACTAGTTTTGTATAAATCGCCACTATATGTATTAGGGCCAGACCAGTTAAAGTTACTATTTGTAAGATTATAAGGCGCAGTGCCCGTAAGAACAGGATGATATGTACTAGTCGAAGTGTCCCAACCTACATTGATTCCATACCCTGTATCCCCTACCCAGTTAGCCATATTATAGTTCGGGTCAGAACCAAATAAATTTACTGCATATCCGGGGTCATATTGCCCCCAACCGGGCTGCCACTGTCCAGTATCCGCTTGAGCCGCTTCGAATAAGGCGTGGTCTGCTTCTCCTATAATTCGCCTTATACCAGCATTGTCATTAGCTGCTAGTCCCCTAATAATATCATCTAATGACAAAGACTTAGTATTATCACTGCTTAAACGCCTAATAGTTTCAGCTAATAGTTCTGGCCTTTGAATTAATTCATCAACAATAGGTTTAATTTCTTTTGTTTTATTTACATACCGAGCTAAAGCATCGGGGTCAGATCTATCCAGAGCCATCCAACTTTCATAATTTTTAAAAAGAGGCGACTCTCCAATAGGGTTACCCTCCTCATCATACTGTTGGTTCCCATACTTAGATATTAAAGACGCAAGTGGGAATAGCCCAGTATCAACATAGGTTTTTCTAAAAAAGTTATATTGAAAGTCTTTTAGTTTAGCCATATCTTCTTCATAACTTAACCCGCCGTGCAATTGCCTATAATTAGCATCCCACGCATCGCGATCAAATTCGCCCGTTTCTGGGTCGAGGAAGTTATCTTTTCTATATTCGACTAGTCTTGCTTGAGCAAGCCGTAACGCATCAGCGGCTTCCCAAGTATTATTTGTCATACCTATTGTGTCGAAATACTTACCAATAAAGCCTGTGCTTGAGTCAATATTATTAACGCCAACTAATTCGCCTCTAGCATTAAATAGTGAACCTTCTACAGGTATACCTCTAGAATCGGTAGTAGAGCTATAGTCGTGCCCAATTATCGCGTCTATACCCCTATTAATAATATCGTTTGGGTTAATATTCCCATAAAGGGCAAGTAGTTTTTGATCGTATGGGGTTAAATTTTCTCCTTTTCGCCAGTTAAACGCTTCATCTTTCGTAACGTATTTCTGACTAGTCACTGTCCCGTTATAATCCTTTTGTACAATTAACTCAGTCTTACCAGATGAAGGGTCATATCCATATTTCTTTTGTGCGGCTTCCCACGCAGCTTTTTGATTAGCCTGATCCTGTTCATATTCTGCTTTGGTGTAGAATCTATTTGGGTTTGCAGTAATAAGAACTTCTTCAAATTCATAACCTACTTTTGGATCATAGGGTTTATTACCGCCTTTTGGAACACTAATACTATCTGGTTCTACAAGGCCGAAATCCTTTAAGTATGTTCTACCAGATTTTGCATCATACGCCCCAGTTTTAATTGGCGTGTAATATGCATCTACACCGGCTTTAGACCCGTCAGCGTTAAGCTTACTTATAGTTCCATATATTACGTCCCCATTTCCTGAAAGGGCACGAGCGTAATTATCATTACCAGTATAAACAGGAACCCCATTCATAATAAAGGTATTAAGGTTAGTATTTTTACTAAACGTATTAAAAGTAGATTCTTGATACGTACCAGTAGACGGATCAAAGCCCTCATCCCAACTTAACCCACCGGTATATTTAAACCCGGAAATTAGTTGCCCAGTTTTATTATCAAATACATAACCGTCTTGAACATTTGTATTTGCTGTATCTTCTTTCCATATCGCATTTTTAGCATCACCTATTAAGCGCAATACGTTTTCATCCATACCAAGTACAGGATTAGCATTAGCAAGACCCTTTAATATTTGTTGATACTTAGGATCATCTTTTGAAATATTAGGATGATTAAACCCGAATCCAGTTAACATACTAAAAGCATTAGTAGCAAGAGCCACACCGGGGCCTAATAGTCCAGCGCGTAATGCGTTATATACTAACAATGTAGCGTTAGACGACCAGCTCTTACCATCTGCTCGCATAAAGTCCATCGTCGCGTTCCAAGCTTCGCTCTCCGATAATTTATTTTTAAATAAAGGAGTAGTTAAGAAATTCCATACCTTACTCAAGAAACTTTGATTAGATTTATCTAAATTCTTCCAATCATCTGGTATAGCAACTGGATTACCATATTGATCCACTGTCTTGTATATAGTTAAGCTAGTACTACTAGAGCCTGGCGGCGTAGAATACGTAGATGAATATGATGAGCTAGTAATCGTATTATAAGTACCGCTAGTAGCATATGTAGTCGTAGAAGTATACGTAGATGTATTAGTCGCAGAAGTATACGTAGACGTATTAGTCGTAGACGTATTAGTAGCGGTTGTTTTAGTAGGGCTGCTAGATGTATACGTAGAATATGTAGAATACGTAGACGAAATTTTAACGCTATGCGCGGCAGACCATAAAGACATCAAAGACATATATTGCTGTCTTTCAGAGTCAATATTTAAGTTATATACGCCAGAACCACCGAGCGGGTCAGACCTTATATCTGATACTGGCTGGGTATCTGCTGTAGTTTCTGGATGAGATACAAATTCAGTAGATAAAGGTGCTTTATTTCCTGCTGCGTAATAGGCCTCATAATCAGCAGGGTCGTTCATATCATACCAACTACCATCTTTACCTAAGAACCATAGTTCAGATTGGGCATATCGAGCGTACTTAACCGCCGTTGCAACTGTGTTTGCTGGTGTTGAGTACGCAGAACTATCAAATCCAGTAGTACTACTAGTAAATGTATTATAAGTAGATGTATTTGTCGTAAAAGGATCTGAAGGTGGCGTAAATGTAGACGTATCAAATGATGAAGTACTACTACCCACCGTATCATAAGTAGATGTATTTGTCGTAAAAGGATCTGGAGGTGGTGGCGTAAATGTAGACGTATCTAACGACGAAGTACTACTACCCACCGTACTATAAGTAGAGGTATTTGTGGTACTAGTATCTGTTGTAGTATAAGTAGTACCATCTAATACGAGGCTACTACTAGTTGCCGTAGTATAAGTAGAAGAATCTGTAGTACTAGTATCTGTTGTAGTATAAGTAGTTCCATCTAATACGAGGCTATTACTAGTTGAACTATAAGTCGAACTATCTGTTGTACTACTAGTACCTAACGTATCATAAGTCGTAGTATCTACTGTACTACTAGTACCTAACGTATCATAAGTCGTAGTATCTACTGTACTACTAGTACCTAACGTATCATAAGTCGTAGTATCTACTGTACTACTAGTACCTAACGTATCATAAGTAGAAGTATCTAGTGTGCTACTAGTTGCCGTAGTATAAGTCGAAGTATCTATTGTGCTACTAGTCGCTGTAGTATAAGTCGAAGTATCTATCGTTTTAGGAGGCGACGGAGGAGTTGTATATGTAGAACTATCAAATGTATTAGTGTTACTAGTAAACGTATTATAAGTAGATGTAGTTGTAGTACTAGATGGTATCGCTGTATAACTAGGGTAGGTAAATGCAGAGGGTTTTGATGCTGAATCAGTTAAATCAAAGTCCCCACGCAGCCATTGGAAATATGCCGGTGTTTGTGGTCCAGTTTTAGGTAGCGGGGTTCTGTTAGCGTAGGCGTATTCTGATGATATACGGTTTTGTAAATCTGCTAAGTTAGTGCTTCCGCCAGCGGCGAAAGCTTCAACTTTTTTTGGTATTAGACCAGCAAGCCCCCCTTGTGCAGCACCGGGAACAAATTGCCCAGTTTGTTCATATTTCTGTAATTCAGTTGGAGTCATATCCCTTACACTACTTTGTCCCGGTCCTGTATAGTTTGGCCCTGCAGTTCCTTTATCGTAGTACTGTATGTACATAGGTTGTCCCGGTTTCTTTCCATATAACGGGTTACGTACTTGATGGAACCCTACGCCACTTGTAAATGTATATGGTGTAGGTGTTGCCGCAGCTCTATCTTTTTCGTCCTGTGCTTTAGCTGCTTCATCTTGTTTTTTCGCTGCATCAACACTAGCTCCTAGTGTTGCTAATTGATAAGCATTAAAGGCATTGCCCCCTGCATTATTTGGCCCACCCGCCCCACCAACTCCAGTTACGCCACCGGGGGTAGGTGTTGGTGCTTTAGCCATATTAGCTAAGCCTTTATATACTTTACTATTCTCTATAGCATCTGGGATATACCATTTATTTTGTGCGGCATTTTGCGCCTCAATAGTAGCTGGCTTTGTCAAAGCATTTTGAATTTGTTCTGGTGTTTTTAGTCCTACTGGGGCTGGTGCTTGTCCAGCATTCATCATATCTTGATAAGCTTCTGGAGTAGCCGCCATAGCAATATTGGACGGGGCTACATTGTATTTAGAAGAATTCATTATATCTTGATAATCTTCTGGGCCAGTAGCAACATCTAATGGATTTGCAGAAATCCCCTTACCCCCTAAAGTTGGCATAGTAGGCGACGTAGAGCCATATCCTTCTTTAAATAGGTTAATCTTATTTTGTGCCCAATTTGATAGTGATCCACCTAACTCAGCGCCACCATAAGCACTTAACCCGGCAACTAAGCCGTCTTCAAAATTACCTTGAGATATCCATTGACTAGCACCTGTTATTAACCCCATAACACCGGGGTCTATACCAAATGCCCCACCAACAAGCCCAGCAAAAGCAGCTCCAACCCCACCAGAACTATGTCCACTAAATGGATTAAGTGATACTGCTTCGGGAAGCCCAGTATGTGGGTTAATAGTTAAAGAAGTACCTTGATTTTCAGCTATTTTTTGTAATGCAGCTACTTCAACAGGGGCCATATGCACAAGCATAGTGTCGCCTTGCCGCCCTTTATTCGCTAGAAGTTGCGCAATACCCTGATGTGGATATTTATTATTCATAATATCTCCGTTACGTGCCCTTAGATAAATTAAGGTAGGACACCCAACAAATAGTTAATATAACTGAAGGTATCGACGGTATAGTGTCAGTAGCAGCTTCTGCTTGAAGTATCATATGAGTTTCTGGAGAAGCCCAAGCTAACTCAACATAGTCCCCCGCAGACAAAACTAATACATAGTTCCAAGCAGCCATAGTCTCAGAACTAGGCCCATTTACTACTATTTTACCAGCCGATGCGGGGTAGTCTTCCCCGTTTTTTCTTAGCCAAAGAGTAATCTTTTCAGCCCCACCGCCAGTAGCTACATTGGCTTGTGCGGAAAATTGTACATTGTATATACCGGTTTCTGCCACATATATACGGGAATCAACCCTACCAATCGCGGTATTGTACGATTCTAATAATCTAGCATCAAATGGCACTAGATTAACGGCATTTGCCGTCGGATTCTCTAAAGTTATAGTACTATAATAAGTACCATAAGGCAAAGAGCCATTAACCTGATTAGTTAAGCCAGTATAAAATAATCGTTGGGCATTATTTAACTGTTCTTGATACCGCCAATCGTATAATTTTGGGGCTACTAATAGGTTAGGGGGTACTAATTTTTTCCTAGTTGCCATTACCTACGACCATCCTGTCGAATATCAATACGCATCATACCCATCTGCCAGAAGACCCCCAACGTATTAGATGACATCCTAAACGCCATCTGACGGCCTCGAACCCGGGTATAGACCTGCCCTGTATATTGCTCGATTGGGTAAGTTGCAGTACGGGTAACATCCTGAGAATCAGTACTACCAGTTGTATATGCAGAACCTGAATTCTGCCTAACCCTAACTGTAAGTTGACATTTCGGACTTGAAACTGTAGACCCGCTAAAGGTAAGGTCAGGCAAAATACGCCATACATAGGCAAAGTTCATCCCATCCCCGATATCGAAGTCCGCAGACTCAATATAGGCTTCAATAGGCAATGTCACAATCCCAGACCCGTCATCATACCCAAACTCGTGGTACATAAGTTGGTTTGGGGTAGCAAATGTAGCCCTAGCATAGGCAGTATGAGGCGCAGCAGTAGTATTATTTACCCCGCGAACACAACCCTGTAGCAGGTTATTAGCATAGTTATTAACCGCATATGTAATTTGCTCGGAGTCAATAGTAATTGTGCCAGAGTAGGGCAAAGAAGAAGTTTCCGCTAACTGAATACTAGTATCCGTACTACCTACATTTAAAGCAAGATAAGTACGCTCTGTGCTAAATGCACCTAATGGATTTTCTTCTAACTGCGTATCTAACCAAGCAGTACGGTTAATAGTACCGTAGGTCCACGTCTGTTCTAGGTGGTTATATATTACATATCGATCATTAATAAGGCTCGTCGAGGATGGGTAGAACCACCAAACTTCATTAAAACCCTCGTTAGTTCCACAACAAATCTGAGCTAATTGTGCTCTATTAATGTCCCCGAAAATGAATTGACGTAGCGTACAAGGTAAAGTTTCAACTCGTCCTGAATATTGGTAGAAGCGATCTACACCCATCCAGTATGTAATATTATTTACAGTGATAGCCGCATTTTGTGATGCAATAGATAAGTTATCCATCAACAAGTTAATGTTGAATACATAAGGTGGACCTACATATTGCATTGAATAAAGTGCAGTGTCCGTCCAAACTAGGATTTCTTGGCGAGTATTAGCTACAGTAACTATGACTGAACCATTAGCTAAACGCTGTTCTCCTGATTGATTATTTGCTGAAGGGACCCACTCATATGGATTATCTTGATCAGACCAACGAATTAAAAGAGGGTCAAAATTAGCGAGGTTGCTAAAATTATAAGGATCATAAGGAGTTGCACCAAATGCGATGGTAAATGCATTAGAGCTAGAAGTCGAAATAAGTAACGTCTTAACAGGAATATGTCGTCCAGCATAGCTAACAGTGACCTCAGTTGGAGTGTAGTTATAGACCGGATCACCATTATTGTGAGTAGTTGCAGTAGTCCCATTATACCCACGACCATTCGTATTTACTGTTATTACATTACCCACCAAAGTGTCATAAAAAATCTGCTCGCCGCCGATAATAATCACACCATCTGAGCTTGGAAATCCTGTACCTGATGTAAGTGTAATACTAAGAACAGAAGCATTAATATTGCCATTCAGAGTAGTTTGTGCATTACTAAGTGTAGCGGGAGAGCCGGTGGTAGGATCAATTAAAGGTACTGTTGTACTATAGTCCCAAGTAGTAGCTACATAAGCCCCTACCGGAATCCCTGTACCAGTAATTACACACCCTGTATCAATATCTGTAGTTTCATATACAACTATACTTGAAGCGTTACTTATCCACTGCGCAGTAGTTACTGTTTTTGCTGTATCTACAGTTGTTTGATTATTAGCTTGAGTATTTAATGTAATAGCTCTCGGTAAAGCGGAAATATTTTTAGTCCACCAATATATTGATCCGTAACGTGGAGCAAAAATAAGGTCCTGATCAAAGTTAGACTGGGACCATAATCTAATTGGCATAGTGCTGGTTGTAATAGTACTAGACCCCCAAGGATTAGCGCCCCATCCACCTGAGCCCCACCCAAAATTAGTGGTATACGTTCCACCACCAGCATTCACATCAAATATGGCGTAAAAAGTACCAGCAGAAGACGCGGCTGTGGTAGTAGAAGTCGTATTAAATGTAATAGAGTTAGTTGTGACCGCTATCGCTTGTTGTTCTCCAGCAAAGTTTACCCCGCCTACAGTAATAGCCTCTAACGAAATAACCGTAGCTCCTGCTAAATGTGCAGCATAGAAAGTGCCATTTACGCCACGACCGTTTGTAGCAGGAATAGTTAGGGTATAAACTCCAGAAACTGGCCCACTAATACTAGAATAGTTAATTTGCTCTTTATCTATTAAAATAGTGCCTGATGCAGGAAAAGTACCTGTTACGCCACTTATATCAATACTTACGGCGACATCACTTATATCTGAAGTAAGTACTCCATAGGCTTTAGTAAGGGTAAAAAATGACCCAGTAGTAGCTTCGTTATTAGTAATATCTATAGTTACTTGTGGGGTACCTGCGCCGGTTACGATATTAGTAGCAGATATAGTAGTGCGGATAGGAGTGATATCGTAATAATTAGTGCCATACCCGATATAAAACTTTTGTGAGGTACCTATACCTAATAAATGTTCTCCAGACAGAGCTACCCACGCCCATATAGAACGCGCAATACCGTCATAAGTGTAAGCTCCGATATTTTTCCAGCCACCTATCTTTTCAGCATAGCCAGAGCGAAAGCGAACTTTATCACTACTATAAAACCCATTTTCATTAGCGTAACTAGTACCTTCTCTGTTTACGCCGGGTTTAAGTGTAAGCTTCTGTAGAGCCATTATTAATTACCACGTAGCTAGAGCAGCGCGTTTCCAAGTGTTAGCAGCGACACATACATACACATAGCCGCTATCCCAACAAATATCCCCTGCATTACCTGTAGCTGTAGCTGAGGCTGGAGTCTTAGCAGTACGTAGTCTAACTGTATCAGAGTTAACATCTAATGCGGCAGTGGGAGCTCCAACTGATCCTATGCCAACTTTAGTCGTAGACTCACCAAGACCTATGTAAACTAGTTTATTTGTTGGGTCTATTACAAGGGCCCCAAAGGCCCCGCTACTTCCAAAAACTGTGAGATAAAAATTAAAATCAGTATTTACAGTAAAAGCAGCCCCTTGGTTAGTAGGGTCAGGAAGATTTGGATTGGTAACTATTAACCCCCAACTATTATCATAATCTGCACTAACGATAAAAGGAGCATCAAGCCCAAAAAAAGTTCCAGTATAAGCACTTCCATAAATGCTAGGGGTTACCTTAAAACTCCCCAATACATCTAGCTTAGCCGTAGGACTATTTGTACCTATACCTACATTAGTCCCGTTATCGTATACATTACTATTTCCTAATGAAGTAGAAGTAGCAAATTTAGGTAGATAATTAGTATTACCAGAGTAAGTTAAGTTTGACGAGATAGCATTAATAATATCTGTGCCGTTATAGACTAAAAGATACCGAGCACCCGCAGGGACAGAAACACCAGACCCGCCCGCACCTCTGACGGTAACTGCACCTGTCGTATTGTTATAAATAAAGTAGAGTTTTGAATTATCTGGAACTTCTAAGTAAGTACTAGTACCCCCAGTACCCGTCAGTTCAATAAACATATTACGAGCAGTACAACTTACCCCTTGGTCCATAGTAAGTACAGTTGAAGTACCCGTTGATACTGCTTGAGTTATATATCCAGAAATAGCTTCCTCAAGTAAATACCCAAGATTAGTGTTAGTCGTATCACCCCACGTACCAGCCTGTGCACCAGTTGCGATTAAGGTAAGCTTTAAATTAGTTGAGAAAGGAGGAAAAGTTGCCATTTATATTGCCTCTAAATCATTAAGTTGCTATTGGAGTCCAATCAGCAGTTTGATTAGTATTTACAGAAATCCAAATATTTAAGGGGGTATTACTTACAACTCCGGTTCCAGATACTCCGGTTACTGTAAAATTATTATCATATCTAAGGTCATATAACCCTATTCTGCCAGTACCCGCTACTCCCAACGGACCTACTGTTCCGGCTGTTCCAATAAATATACTGTATGAAAGAGCATTAGGTCTAAAGCAGTACCCAAGTATACCAATGTTGTTAGGAAGTATAGTTTGATCACTAGCAATAGTGACATCCCCTACAGCTCCAGTCATATCTAGCCCTGTATTATTTACAGATACAAATTGGCTCCCACCAGCGTTTATAATCCAGCCGCTATTATTCCCTGCATCAGTACTAAAATCAGCTATCCAAACGGCTCCACCTGTTGCTGCTGAGTCTTTAATAGATAGATAATTTGCCGTTACAGTGCCGCTAGGTTTTGAAATAGTAAACTGTGATCCTGCGATAGCAGATTTTAAAGTTACCAAGTTTCCTGAAGTGCCATTGATATTGAAGTTTGTAACTGTAGTAACAGTACCAGCTAAAAAATTAAATGTAACAGGCTGCGCAGTGTTCTGAATAGTATCAAATGTATTTGAGTCATAAATATTAATCGATCCAGTGCCACCTTTAGATACAGTAACTCCAGGAAATATTCTATTTTTTAATACAATAAAATTAGAAGACCCATTAAATTGCAGAGTACCTGTCCCAGATGTGGTTATTGATCCGGTAGAAGAACTTGCGGTTACCCCCCCACCGTTGGAAAATACAAACGATCCACCTGTACCAAAATTAATCGTAACCGACGAGTTTATTACAAGTGCCGATGAAGTGCTAGAGGTTAGTGTTACAGTATATCCATTTAAGACAAAGGTATGCGTAGACCCATTAACAGCTATAATCATAGTTGTACAGGTCAAGGCATCTAATAAAGTAGTAGTTGAATTTGTAGCCGATGGGGTTCTTATATTAAACCCCGTATTAGGGAAAGTAGTTCCATTGGTTTGAATAGTTTTAGCTGCTCCATAAAGTATCATATTACTAGTAGTAAATGTACATACTGTACCTGCAATTAAACTTATGCTCCCATATAAATACAAACCATAAGGCGTACCTACAAACGTAACAGTACCTGCAGATACAGTCCAATTTAATAAATATAAATTTGCGGAAGTTCCAAGGGTAACTGTATAAGTCCCTGCTTGATCAAAGAAAACTGAGTCAGCAGATGTAGGCACAGACGCACCACTAGCTCCGCCAGATGAAGTGGACCAATGAGTGGTGGAGGAAGCATCCCACGTACCCGCACCGCCTACCCAGTATCGGTTAGCCATTATGGAGTCTCTTCAGGGGGTACAGCGGAAACTATAGATAACCAAGCATCAAAACGCGCTTGTTTCATTGCTTCTATTTCGTCATTTGTATACGTATTATCATCAGGTAGAACCAACGCATCACTATATCTACCATACGGGGTATCAAATGCAAAAGAAATACGCATCTTAGCCCCTAGTACTTAAGCAATACGGATAATAGCGTTAGTTGCGTCTGCAGTAGGAAACTGAATCTGGAACGTACCCGATGATACAGTCTTATCACTACCAAACGCTAATACTGCTACTGCACGATTACCCTGAGTACTGTTATAGATTAAAGCCCCGTTAGCCGTAAATGAAGCTGTATTCCACGTTGCGTTATTAAAACTAAGGAATGCCGTCGTGCCAGATGTAGTAGGTACTTGAGAAATAGTTAGCGCTACTCCACCAGCAACATATGCAGAGCCAGTAGTATTGGTAATTTCATTAGAGCTACTATATACCGTAGTACTTGCACTTAATGTAGCGGATGAGGTATATAGCGCGATCTTAAATGTATCCGCTGCGGTAGTTGCACGAGTAGCTGTCGTGCCAAAGTTATGATAAGCAGTAAGTATTTCCTGCTTAAAGCTTGTAGCCATTGCTTGAGTAATAGCCATTATAGACTCCTAATAATTTGTGAAATGTCGTTGTGTCCAGCTTGTGCAAGTTTTGCACAAATAGTAGTTCTTTCAGATTGTTGAGCGTTTCTTAGGGATTCTACTAAAACTTCTCTAATATACCCTTTAAAAGCCTTAGCTTGCTCGATAATAACGGGGTGACTTTGCTCCCCAATAGAGATAATTTTGTTAACGGTATAGTCTGCAATTTCTTCAGGAGTAAACCCTCGGTTGTCAGCAGTGACTACGTTAACTTGCCCTAAGAAACTTTCTGAATTTGCGCTCATCATAATACTGGGGTCCTAGCTTGGCCTGAACGATATGCATCTCGACGATCTTTGCCATCGCCAAGAATCTTAAGTAAAGTCATAGCTTCTTGATATTTGGCTTCATAAGCCGCCATAAGATCCGCTTCACCTTTCAGGTAAGTATACGCTTCTCGTATAGTCCCGTATAGAAGTACCATCTCGAAATGGTCCCCTAACCAGCTTGTCCCAGCAGTCACAATAGACTCAGGATAGTAGTAATAGTGCAGCTCAGTGGTGTACGTTTGGTCTGGAGTAGGGCCTAAAATTAGGCTATTTGAGTCAAAAATTGCAGAGTATTGTGGCATTCCAGTAGAACTAGGAACTGGGAAAGATTCTCTAATAAAGTTTACGTCCTTATCTAAAAGATAAGAATAGGCCCCAGTTGTGGGGTTAATCACTGCGATAGAGAACGTAGCAAGCCAATCAGTGGGCAGCGTAAGATATTGATTCCCTGATGTTATTGTACCTGTCACGTTTTTGCGAATAGCCGGGATCTGAACGGAGTTATATACACGCTCCTCAGCCGATTGTACAAACTCAGGAATCTGAGCCACAAAGGATGATTCCGTACTTTCACAGTATGCTTGTACCGCATACCAAAGATTGTTTGGGTCTGTAAGACTACTAGTACTACTGTAAAACACAGTTAATCCTCGTCAATTCGGAACTTTTTGCCCTTAGTAGCTGCGCCGTAGCCCCGCATATCAGCAAATTGCTTTTTACGAGTACCCGCCATATAACGCCCTTTTACACGGACATCACTCCAGTTTTCATCCAGATCAGGATATCCTGTGTCTTTTTGATTACCGGGTTTAGCAGTATTTGGCTTAGGCTGCGTATATTTGCCAATTGGATCGGCAACGTCAGCACTAAAAAACTCAAACTCAGGTTTATTACCCTTAGCCATTATTTTACCCCTTTTGGTTTTTAGCACGGGCTAAATTACGCCCGACTTGCTTCATAGCTTTGGATGTCACACCCTTAGCTTTATGATTCTTAATGCCGTGTTGATTTTCACCTACAGTCGGCACTGACTCTTTTGGAAACGATTTATTCTGGTTCATATTAAAATCCTCAACTAATCACTATTGTTACTGTACCTAATCTGCCTTTACCCACTAAGTCATTAGGGGTCAAGTCTGAATCAAATCCACTAGCTCCACCTACTGGGTTCCACCCCCACTGAATTACGCGACTACCCCCAGCACCGTTGTTACCTTGCTCGTAATAACTGGTA